GACCCCAAGATGGAATGTCATCTTCATCAAGGTCTAGATCGTCGTCATCATCTGGCTGCGGTGTAGCTTGGGCTTGGTGACGCTGTGATTCAAGCTCGCGGATCTGACGCTGCTGATCTCTTACAATTGCTCTCAACTCTCGGAAGTTCTTAGCTTGAGCGCTAATATCTTCTTCTTGAGGTGAGGCGCTTGGGATTTCTTGCGCCTGCGGCTCGACGACAGCCTGAGTTTCGTCTTGTATTTGTTCGGCTTCTTCCATCAATCCCTAACTTTAACGCCCTGGGTTTCTAGAACGAAAGCGGCGATCTTCCGTTAACTCCTATTTATTTGTTTCACTGATTTAAGTCAATTAGGCGAATCTTCTATACGCCATATTTTCCTTTTGCGCAGATAAATCTATGGTTGATGGCTTCTGGAATTCGTATGCATCAAACGTGCATATGACTGTACTATAATCGTGTAGCGAGCTGCTAGCAAAGAACAGGTCTTCGTACACAAGTGATTTGATGTCACAATCAGTGAAGATCACTAGCCCATTGCCGTTCTTTTTTGCCATCTTGATAATCGTATTGGCCGTGATTGCCTTGCGCGTGTAGTACTCATCAGTACTTGTGACTGGTATTTCTGCGGGGTTAAACGCGTACATAGCGTAATCCGCAGGCTTATCAAGCACAAGTGTAGCGCGAGAATTTGCGTAAAAGTCTACCGAGATCTCTTGAATGATCTTGTACCGACTAAGCGTCCTATGTAAGCCCCACATGGCCGTCGGCTTGTTGCGGAAGAAAAATATATAGCTGCGGCTTAGGTAGTAAATCCCGTTCTCTCGAAACCGCGCGTCGATAAAATTGTCGAAATGTTCTTTGGAATTTAATAGCATGCCCAACTCCGGTAAGTGACTATTATAAGTGTACGCGGAATTGGACGGCTAGTTGAATCTACTTGAGCAGGCCTTTTCGGAACTTTTCGATACACTCAACAAGGAAACAATCCCAGCCAAGCGGATCATTTAGTACCATCTCAGCTTCGCCGGGTGATGGAAGAATCCACTCAAGCCTTAAAGCGTCGTCTGTATTGTCATAGGAGTACACGATTTGATTCCACTCGGGTGTAGGGGGTGTTCTTCGAGCAACAAACAAGCACCTCATCACGTTTTCAGCAAAGATCTCCTTCTTCATGATGCACAGTATGTAGTACTTCCCTTTGATGTTCCTGTGGCGCAAGATTACAGACTGCAGTTCATCGTTGTATCGCTTACCCATCTCATCAGTAGTCTCGCGGACTTCCTGGGTATAGCCATACGGATTCTTTTCAGCGTAATCAATAAGCTGCTGGCCAAGAGTGGGAGTCTCACACGGGCAATCGGGGATCATAGTCACCTCAAAAAGAACCCCCAAGGCGGGGGTTCTGCGTTATTTTTTCTTAGGCTTTTTGCCGTCAGCGATTTTCATGAGGAGTGCACGGTCTTCACCGATACTCTCTTTTGACTCATGAATATCTTCTTTGAGGTGTTTTTTGACAGATTTTTTAAGCCGTTTTCCATCTTTCATGCTCGAGCCCTCCGCTTGATCGATTTCCTGACCTTACGTGCTAATCCCTTAATCTCGGGATGTCCAGCGCCTCGCGTGTGTGCTCCATGCGCAAGTCGCTTTTGCACCTTAGGCGCAAGTTGCTTTGGACTCGACCTGGCTTTAATAGCACTTCGCTTTCGCACGGGTAGCCACCTTCTTGTCTTTTGCAGCTTTGGAGTCTACTACGGACTTGTAGTCCATCGACCCGTTGCCCATCTGCTCCATGGAATATGGGTCATGATGCCAGCTTTCTATATGTGCGTCAGCCGTTTTTTTTCCTATTCCCGACATCCCGCCGCTGGCTTGATAGTCTTTCATTTTTCACCTCTTTTTTGGGTTCTTCTCCTCGAGACCGGTCTCGGATGTAATCCAACGTGTCGAGCAGATTTCTGGTGTGGCCAAGATTCATCTCATCTAGCTCTTTCATCGCCTTGACCGTGTCTAAATCGCCTCGTAGTCGCTCTTCTTCAGCTCGCTGCAGGCGTTCTGCACTAAGGGCTGCATCAAGCTTAATTTTGTTGAGGCGCTCTTTAGCTAAAGCTTCATCACTCTGCGCTTTCGCATCAAGGCTGTGGGCCACGATTTCTTGCTCACGCATCTGAGCTTCAAACTCCTGCTGAGCCTCCTTAGCTTCCTGTTCTTTCTGGGCTTGTAGAGCTTGTATGAGTTGCTCTTTGCGTTGTAGTGTAGTGGCCTCAATAAGGATGTCAGGCGGTATCTCAATTCCGAGCTCCTGGAGTTGTAGCAATTGAGCAAACTGCATTTGTCGCTGGCTCGTAGTCAGCATCCCTTCTTCGACAGTACAAGAGAACTTCTGGAAAGCCTTATGATAGAACTCTTCTTGAGGAGGCTTGCCCAATATCTTCTCAATCTTACCAGGAGTAAAGTTCTTGATGATGATGTCCAGGAATATGTCGCCGAGTTGCTTTTGGCTGTGGTCCAAGTTGTCGAAAATCGTCTGCAGCGTGGTCAGACCGGCAGATTGCCTTACTTGGGCTAACACTCCTGTGACATCACTACCATCTGCGACGCCGAGAAGCTCTTCATTAACCCCACTGATCTCCATCATCTCTGAGGCGAGACGCTCGCTCAATACAAGCATCCCTTCTGGGACAGATGGCGGCGGGATCACCTGCACATCTTCAAGCATGTAGCCTTGGCGCACGGCAAGTTGACGTCCCTGGCCTGAGAGGAAGGCGTCGTTCGGGTCAACAAGGGCGCCTTCTTTATATTTAATACCAGAGTTGATCTGACTTTCTAGTATATCTAATTCAATTACTTTGCGTCTGTTATATAAAAATTGCGCATCTCTTAAACCTCTTACTACTCCCTGTATTTTCCAAGGATAATAAGGTATATAAGGGTCAAAATAACAGAATACTCCAACAAATGGATAGCGGTCGATTCCAAGCGGGTTCTTCCCATTATAAAATACCCGGCCGTTTACTGTGATGGCGAGCTTAACGGTCGGGATCTCTTGTTTGTATTGTTTTATGTTTGGATATACCTTCAGGTAATCCCTGAGCGCTTCTTCGTCACCAGGCCACTCAAGCGTATCTCCAGTATCTGTATCTACGATCATGGTGACTTCGCGCGTGGATAAATACCAGAATTCATCGTAGGGGAGAAGATTACGGATGCCATACTGGAAGTTTTCAGGAAGAAAGATGAATTTGTCGTCGCGATTAGCGGTGTAATTCATGCAGTCAATTTCTTCAGCATGATCAGGGAGCAGCTGCTTGACTTGCCGCTTTGTCAACCATTTACGCGTCCAGATATAGTTACAATCGCTAAGGTCGCGCTGCTTGAATGTAGGGTCAATCAGGAAAGCGTTATACCCAAGATTCTGTACCTTGATATCGCCGGAGATCGGATCAGAAGTATAGTCTAGGTATATAGATAGCAAGTTAAGGCCAGTTACGACAGCGCCATCAAAAGCTTCGCTCAAAGTCTCCAAAGCTTTTGCCTGGGTATTTGCCCAGATAAGCACCTGAGAAAGATCACTTGCCGTCTCTTCAGCGCCAGGAAGCTGAGCCTGAACGACAGTGCTTTTACGGCCTTGCCTCTGCCGCCCAGTGATCATATTGACGACACGTCGGATGCGGTTGAACATGAAGGTCCGACGGCTTACAAGGGGGAGGTTGCCATAGATTTGATTCCATAGTGTCTGGTCACCTGCGCGGAATCTTGTGTCGATGTCGGCTTCGTTCCAGAATTGCTGCTGAAGAGTGACCCCTTGCCGGTAATTTTCCTGCATCGTCGCGAGGATATTTCGGTCATCGTCAACCGCAGAAGTCATATATGTACTAGTATTATAGTCCATGGAACCCCCATTAAGCGCACATTACCACAAATTGATTAAATAATCAGCTACCTTTAAAGATATCCTTGTATTTGTGGCTTCCAATCTGACTCAAATATCCCATGCTTCTTTTTAAGCTCACGGTACTGCTGCAAGCTCATTTGTTTAACGCCTACAAGCAACTCATAAGCAACTGCCAGATACCTAAAAGAGTCTGCGCCGTGACTTGCCCAGTTGTGTAACGGTGTATTGCTAAAGCACTTATCTTTTTCACTGTAGCGCTTTTGATATCCTTCGAGAGCTTTAATGCCAGACTCGCACCCAAGCTCAGAAAACCAGCATCTAGGGAGCACTTTGCGAACAGCTTCTATCCCAGCCTGGAAGTCGGTTTTTGGGACGATATTGAAGTGCACACCAAGAGAGCGGGCATATTCTAGCCTTGATATCCCACTGGACAGTTCGCGTTGCTGGATGTCGTGCGGCGCGTAATAGTTGCCGATGTTCCAGCTGTTTTCTGCGGCGACATTCTTAATGGCACTTATGTAATAAGGAAGCCCCTTTCCGGAATCTTCAGTATACCAAATCAAGTGTATCTCATTTGATACCACCTGGAATGCCCAGATGGCCGTAGAATCGCTCATACCAAGATCAAAGACTAAGTGCACCTGAGCATATGGATCGTGTGGCACAGTGCCTATACGGCCTTCCTTGCGGGCATCTTCAAGCAGTTTCCCGTAGTAAGTACCCTCAACACCACGGGTAAAGCTGCAGAGATATTCCTGGTGGAGGGTCTCCTCGGGCGTGCCTTGCTTGCGCAATTCTTCGAGGTCCGATTCATCCATAAGGCCGGTGTCGGATATCCGCTGGATACTGGTATACCATGTGTCAGGATGCTCGACTGCGTAATTATATAGGTCGTAGAAGTGGTTTTTGCCGTATGGCGTTGAATTGAAGAGCGCCCAGCCGCCGTTGAGGCGCAAAATCGGCTCTATGACTTGCTCCCAGATCGCCGGGTTTTGGTACGCGTACTCGGAGAATACGACGCCGATGGGGTTGGTGCCACGCACACTGTCGTAGTCGTCAGATCCTAGAACACGGATAATACTATCGTTGGCAAGAGTGATGCGCATCTCAGTGTGTGAGATTTTGCCTCCCAGAATGGCTTTCGGGATGTAATCCAACATGCGAATACCTGTACCATCTATTGCCTCCCAAAGTGCTTTGCGCCCCTGTCTATAGGTAGGAAATACGTAGTAGTAGATCCCTTTACGCCTAAAGGCGCGGTTAATCAGAATATTCCAACAGCAAACATCCTTCCCAGCTCGACGGTGCCACACGGCAATGGCACGCTTTTTCTTCACAAGCCCTTCTTCCAGGGCGAGTTGATATGGGCGCGGGATATACCCGAATTGAATTTCTTGCTTACTGTCCACTGTCCACCTATAATCGATGCGCCAAAACAAACTATGAGGGCTATATGAGCTTGGAAACTAACATCGTAATGCTTGGGAGTCAAATTAAATATAGAGATGCAGCTATACGCGTGCTTGTCTACCTGCATGACTGCTACAACAACCCAAACAAAGTGAAAAATAGCGAAGGATATTTTCAGTTAAATACGTATGACTGTACAAAAGAAAAACTGTTCAGCATATGGGAAATATATAATGGACTATTAAACCTTAGCGTAACAAACATTATATCAATAAAAATAGCTAAAGATGGGGTCACTTATTTAGTAAAAATTAATGAAAAAGTAGAGGAAAAAGTAGTAGAAAACACATACGATACTTTAAAGCGTTATATTGAAGACCTGATATTTGGTAAAACAGCAAACACAAAGTCGTTTAGCAATATTAATATAGATGAAAAAAATGCTTTAATGTTCTTAAACTCTGCATTAATAGCTGATACAAATTTAGATGATAATCGTGCTCCCATATTAAAGTTCAAGTATATGATAGCTGTTTTCAATAAGGGAGAACTAGATACTGCTAGATTTGATGCTGATAGAGGAAAGTTAATGGTATCGCATAGCTTTAAGACTTTGACGAGTTTTATGAAGTCCATCGATAAGCAGTACATCAATAGGGACATGATAGATACAAAAAACTGTGTACTCAAGTTCGAGATAACTCCAGTTAAAAAGGTAGAAATACCTTTGTACAAAACAAACTCTGCAGAAACATTAGCCATGTACAAGAAGGAAATTACCAATTCTATCTCAGCAGATAGACCATTCATCAAGCTCTCGGACTTAGCACTATACCCACCTGAGCTGCCAAGTTGGTACGTTGAAGCCAGAAAGTTGATAAATCTATAAAGAATTTGGTTGGCTTGTAAGAAATTTTACTTAAAAGTGCGATTTTTCTTGACGTGAGCAGGAAATGTGATATAAGGGGGGTCGGGGGGTGTGGATCCTGACTAAAACGCCTTATAGAAAAAGGCCTCACATGCTTTGAACCTCATAGCATTCCGGTGTCAGTAGCGATCGGCTATTGGCTGTGGCTAGAGCTACTGCAAGGTTCACAGCGTGGGAGGCAGCTCGGCGTGCAAAAGAAAAGAGAATTCAACCCTGTAGCTGCCCCTCGCTCGCCCGCCGGGGACTTAAGGATGGATCTGTCTGCGACCGGCGACCATCTGAACGTATCTTTATTGAGGGAGGGAGGGGTTTAGAACAGGATAGTTATATTTCATCTTATCTTTATTACGTTAGGTATGTGTAGCTAAGGTCTAAAGTAGATCTAGCCACAAGGACAGCATAGAGGATGTCGCTAGTAGTTAGATCGTATAAGTAAGGATCGTATATATACGGATCGAGCCTTTTGCTATGGATCGTATTGCATAAGCTCTATATACTTATGCCAACGTTACCGTAGCATGTAACCTAATGACTAATGATCGCTATCCTGTGAGCTAATGAGAAGAGATCCCCCGCCGCCACCGTGCCGCCGCCCAGCCGGAGTCAAGTCCTACGTGCGTGTTGCCGACATACCCCTCTATTTCCCCATAAGCCGCCGCCAGTGCACGATCATGAGTAAAGACGAGTCCAAGGGCTTTAAGCGATTAATCGTGCGTGTAGGCCGTCCTATGATGATTGCGCTCGAAGACTTTCAGGCGTGGCTCGAATCGTGGAAAAGCTAACCCTATTATACGCGCGCGCAAATCCTATATAATCATTACGCCGGCTCCGGCAACATGTTCCCGCACGTCTATTTCCAGGCAAAAAAAAAGGCCCACCCCCAACTGGAGGCGAGCCTAGCGTTTACTTAAAACAACAACAAAGAGAGGTATACAATCTAAACTTACGAAACCACACACAGGACAGGAAAAATGGCCAGCATACTTTCATACACTGGCCTGCGAGGATGAACTTGTTGGGTAAGATGGCTAGACCGTATCCAACAATGACAGCATCAGTGTGCGCCATCCTGTGATTTAATGCAAGCACTACGTGTTAAGATTCCTCATTGCCTAAAATCCAGCGTGCCAGTATATGCCATTGGAAGTTCAACCAAACATGAGGGCATATGAACTTTCTACGACGACTATTTGACGCACCACAGCCGCAAAAAGCGCAACCTGACACCACGCGCCAAGAACTGAGCTCATGCAGAAAGCTGCTCCAGGAAATCCGCGCAGAAGTATACACCGCTAGCCAGACGCTCGTCGAGCAAAAAGAAAAGATCCGCTCCAACAACCGCAATCTCGAGGCCACTGCTAAGAAGTATGATGAGCTTCAGCGTGAACTCGAGGCAAAGAAGAGCGAGCTCGCAAAGCTAAGCAGTGAAATCAGCAACAAAGAATGCTGGCTCTCTGTGCTGAATACGACCATTCTGCAGAAAGAGCCGGTGCGTGTTAAGGAGCCCAAGCCTGCGTGCAAACAACGCGAACCTAGGAAGATGCCGCGCTACAAAGACCGCTTTACGCATGAGTTCATTGTCAATTTCTGCAAGAAGTTCGCTGGCGTAGATAGGCTCACCGGGAATGACTTAGCTCGCGCAGGTGTGTGCCGCGTAACCTCAACGCCGCTGAGAGATGTCACGCGGAAACTGCACGAGAAATCTGAAGGCGAAGGTAGGTCCCGCTATTTTTACAAGGATGATGTCATCAAGTGGATGAAGAGCTTTAGCAAGAGTGCGTGTAAAGAATAAAGGACGTGGCTATAATCAATGCGACAAACAACAGGTAGGTGCAGCAATGATCATTGTGTTTGAAGGCGATGGCATACACACGGACGAAATATTACATCGACTTAATATCGACTTCTGCGCAAAAACGATCCTAGAAAAATATACATCAAAAACTATAGTAACTGACTATACTGACAAAATTGGCTGCATCTACAATTCATTTATAAAATACATACTAAAAGGTTTTGATGCGCAAATTGTAAATGGACAAACAGATCTATTTTTGATAAATGGATGGAGAGAGTGTTTTTTAGCAATGTGCACTAAAAACTATCCTCAGCATAGTAATATTGTTAAAATTCTTTATGATTGTTTAGTTAGTCAATTCGATTTTCGTTATTATACGATTTTTTTAGATGATAATGTGAATTACTTTACAGATTACAAAAAAGCTGTGCTTTTGAATGGTTACTGCTCAGTTATACTTTGCGAAAATCAAGATATGGACACAATTTATTGTAATGTTTTAGATGTACTCATGAGGCGCGCTTTGCTTTATGATCTTCTAGACGTTGATATACTCAAAGCAATGATGGGTGTGCGCAGTAAACTTCATGAGAAGATTATGAGCAAGTAAAACAAAAGCCGCCAAAACTATGGATGGCGGCCTCTTATCGCGTGTTAAGACTCGATGCGTGGTGTGAACTTAGGGAGTTGCGGCATCTCTTTCAGTACAGATTCCGCGTGCTTCTGCAGTATCTTGATGTGCTCTTTTTCTGGATCGTTTTCAAGCTCTTTCTCGTACTCCGCGCGTGATTCCGGGTTGTGCATGAGGTATGAAAACGTGGAGAACAGCTCAGCTGCTCTTTGAATGCTTTCCGGTGTGAAGTCTTCTCCAGTAACTTCACCCTCTACTCTGTGCTTGAGCGAGTAGTACGCAGTAAGCTGTATTACCTTTACAAGACTCTTCATGTAGATATGAAGCTCAACCATGTCAACAGAATGCGTCTGCGCAAGCTGAGAAACAAAAAATTGGAGAGCTTGTAGCTTAAGCTCTTTTGCGCACTCTGGGTTTAAACTCTTGATGTCGGTCATTGGTGGATCCTATGTTGTGCGTGTTTTGTGGTAAGGATTATTTGAGATCCTGGTCTTTGTGGGAAACCAGTCAATAACCCTGTTAATTCAATGTAAGTTTATGTCGATTATTGCGGTTATGCACAATTTGCGCACGCTTTGAACGGGCTTTTCGCGTCATTTTCACAGACTTACTGACGAGGAATTCCCGCGGAAATCTGCGCTGAATGTTGCTTGCGTCCATTATAGTGTGCATGCACATTTTCCACAAGCTTGTACTAAGAATAAGAAGAAAAATTGCAAGTATAGATCTTACTCTTTAGTAGCTTTCGCGTGCGTATGCGTACGTGCGCTTTTACTGCTGGTGCTGATTATTGCTTTGTGGCATAATGTCGGGCAACTTGAGGTGCGTATGCTGGTGATCTTCCTATCCTTCACGACAGAGCCGTTTGACGCGTTTGTACAGAAGATGAGCACGCTTGTTCCCGTCCAGGTAGTGCCTCTAGGGCATACCGCTATTACTGCGGACGCAGTTTACGCATGCTTTGATGACAGGCTCCCCGAGTACTATGACAGGTGCAGTGACGGCAACCTGAGGGAACGCGGTGACTACAGGGCTATGTGTAAAGCCGAAGGCGCTGCTTTTGGGCGTACGATATTTATCGGCGTAGCATCTGGTGATTTGCCTCGAGACAAGTTCATCGACTCGGTTTTGGACTATGTGCGGATATACGCGGATATGACATCGCTGCTGGCACTCTATGTCGATCACGACGTTATGATCTCACAGGTGGCTACATCGCTTGTGCGGACATGCGCGTTTGAGCCAAAAGAGCTCGACGACACAATGGACGTGCCTTTCGAGGTGTGTGAGGATATGTGTAAAGAGGATGAGCTATGCTAGTGGTGTTCGAAGGGATTGATTTCGCTGGGAAGACAACCATTTGCAAGCGGCTTGTGTACGATTTTGAAGCCACTGTGCTTCATGGAGAGGAGTATAAGGTTGTTGGGAATCCTGTGTGCGATAACTTTAGGAAATGCCTGGCAAAAGTCGTCGAAGCTGAGCCGTATCTAAATAAACGTGGCCTGCGTGTCATGGATCGCTGGGTGCTAAGTTTTTTGACATACCAGAAAGCTATGTGTCCGGAGTACGATGTAGTAGTCGATGCTCTTGCGGTGTACTTGAAAGCGCATTTTGATGTCGAGCCGTTCACTATTTATCTGGATCTCGGTATAGATGAGTTTGAGCGTAGAATTCAAGGGAAAGAGCTAGACGCGTACGAGCAGTTTGTGTATACAAAGTTTAGCGAATTCAGTAAGGCATATCGCGAAAACGCTATCAGGGACGATTGCCACATTATCGGGAACCTTGAACGCTCTGAAGACGAGATCTACCTCGATGTGCTGAATGCTCTAGTAGAGTGCATCGAGAATAAGAAATCTTGGAAGCAAGATTACACATTAAAATGGAAAGCAATTCACAAGCGTGACTCACTGCACGAAAAGATCGCAACAGCCAAAAATTGAACCGCTCACATGCCAACGCGGCTTCATGTGGACAAGCGATTTGCACCTGGATGCGTGTAAAGACTGGGTGCGACGCGATCTGTACGATAAGATAAAACAGTCCGAATACAACGTGCTCGTGGTGTGCGGTGACATCGCCAATGGTGTGGTCAACAGCATGCGATACATCAGAGAGCTGCATGATCAAACAGGTAAGAAGATCATGTTCGTGCTCGGCAACCACGATTGCTATGGCAGCAGCGTTAAGACATCAAGGCGATATGCCTCAGATTTCGATTTTAACGGGGCTCCATGCGTTTTTATGAAGCCAGACACTATATACACGTTTGGGAGAAATGCGTGCATTGTAGGGCATTCTGGATGGTACGATGGTACTGCTGGGATGCTCGATGATAAGCACACGATAATTGACTGCGCACGTGTTGCTGAGCTAGTGAATACAGATGACATGGGCAGGACTTTGGCGCAGCTGGGTGGTGTTGGCTTATATAGGCTCGAAAAGACGCTGCAGTATGCCATGAGCGAGTACAAGCATGTAGTGCTCGCCACACATGTGCCTCCACTGTGGCAATGCGCACGGTACCAGGGGAAGCCTACAGGAACTTTCATGGCCCCTTTCTTTTGCGCGCCTAAGCTAGGCAAGGTGCTCACCAAGGTTTGCTGCAATAGCGAAGGCCTTGGGACGATACATGTGCTGTGCGGGCATACACATAGCGAATGTAGGGATGAATTTCTCAATGGCTTCATGACAGTCAACGTGTTTGGCGCTGACTATGGCTCACCACAGGTCGAGGAATGGCAGTTAAAATAGTGCCGCCTAAGTGGCGTGTAGAGCCCAATTCTCTCGCTACGCGTGTTAAGATGCTTGCGATCTCATCACATCTACAATCTACCCAAGAGCCTGAACTCGAGGCGCTCGCCCATCAGATGGCTATGTGCGTTAAGGCGTTGCTGTATGTCGCTAGAGTACAAGAAGGTGTAGATAGGTGGAGTGATGCAAGGCAAATCATCGACGAATGCGTCGGCCAAGAGTGGAAAAAAAAGAAAAGCTAGTTGCGTAGTGTGTGGATGTACATATACTAGGCAGTCTCTAGGGTATACGTGCAGTCCTACGTGTAAAGAGATGCGCCTCAATAGGGAGGCAAACGCTCGGTGGGCTGCAGACACATCTGGGAAGCATAAGATGGCTAGAGTTCCCACAGACCCGCAGCGACCGTTGGTTTCACCACGCAAGGAGATGGACTATGGACTCGGAGAGCCGAATCAAGAAGATAAAGGCGATACAGCGATGGCCTGTACGCGCATCCACCAAGATGGCAAAGATCATGCAAGAGCTAGACACATGGAGTATAGAACAGGTGGTTGATGTACTTGCGTCTCCAGAGTATAAGGATAAGCTGTTGGCGATGGTTAAGCAGGCGCTGTTCGAGGCATTTGTGTGCGAAATAGGGGAAAAAAATTTGGGGGAGCAGGGTGATGGCACAGGATATCCAGAGCAAGCTCAAGGAGATACAGAAGGCACTTGAGTCAAGCAAGCGCACATCAGCTAGGTGGACAGCATTGGCACATATCATTGGGGCCATGGGGTATGAGGAGCTTCTGCAGTTAATAGCACTGCCCCAGTACCGTGAGGAGTTTGAGGGGCAGGTGCAGACTATGGTGTTCAGTGCGTTCGTGTCGAGGGATGGTGTTTGAGGGTGTTGTTAGGAGCCTATATCACAAGGGGGGATCAGCACAGCGGAAATCGATCTGGACGACCAGGAACACGATGCCGACCAGCTCAGCGAATCTCGCGCCACGCATATTAATAATGACGCCCGCGCACGCCCGTCCTTGTTAATGCAATTGCAATCCATCTAGCCTCTTGGTATCATTGAGGCATTCCCATCAATACATTCGACGGCTTAAGGTGAAAGTGGTATCGAGAAATCGGTAGTGCTTTGCTAATCCTATATTACCGAATGATCATAAAGCTTTTAATCATCACCATCCATGCACGGAAGCGCAGCTCTTTGAGGCGCTAAACGCAGCTCAACTGTCGCTGGTCCAGCACCAAGCGAGCCACGCGATGACCGCTCACGCTCCCAAGCTGCAGCCTTGTCGTCTTGCATTGGTAATAGGCGCATAGCCGTCGCCATATCATACTTGCGCGTTAAACTACCTTCGGATAGTATGCAACTCGAGGACTGACGTGCCCACTCCCAGGCTTCCGCGAACTTTTTTTTGGAAGACCGGACACTGCCTTGGCCACTCACCTCAGCCCTGCCCTCTACAACCCAGCGCTCGACCAAGCTCGGCGCTATACGCCTCTCTCGCACCCAGCGAGCAAGTAATGGCTTTTCCTCTCTCAGTACCCATTCAACCAAATCGGCAGTCAGCATATCGATATGCCCATCTTCCCAGTCAGCTAGCCCAGGACCATCAAGCAATGTAACCCCAAAATCTAGCGGTGGAGGCGTTATGGCTGGTGTGGTTGCAGATTCAAATATCTTCTGCTGTTGTGTTTTTCTGTTTTTTGTTGTTGACATAATATATCCATTTGCTGCATAGTGGAGTGCACCAACAAACACGAGGTGCACAATGCACGACTTTATACGAAAGAGAGTAAATGCTGACATACAATCTATAATCGATAGTGGCGGCATCAAATTGCTTGCTCTTGAATGTGATATAGAAGCGATTGGCATAGAAAGTGCAGTTAAGTATCTAGCAAAAAACAAAGAATTGCTTAACAGCTTCTTACTAGAGCTGGTTGAGTACGATATAGTCGTCAAGTATAACAAGAAATCCGGTACTTGTTCAGTGGTGAGGTTATAATGAACGCAGCATTATGCACTGTATTTGATGTCACCTCTGACAAGCGATTGACTTACGTGTGTGACATGGAGCTCCCACCACGTGGCGTGATGAGAATAGCGGCTGTATGGCCGCACATCCCAGAAGGCGGACGTGTAGTTGAGAAAGACGAGTGGACGCTTAAGATCTACGACAGGAATGGCCAGCTGGCTAAAGTTATAGTCTAACCAATAATGTAAGGATAGCAAGTGGATATAGGTAGACTTTTGACAGCAGCGGCTCTTGGGATTGTCCACCTGATAGTGCTTAAGATAGCATTTAGGCTTGGGGAATACATCAGAGCGAAGATGAAAAGATAAATCACAAAACCTCCCTGCGACACATCGTAAATCGCAGGGAGAGCCCAGCGCTACATACGCCTTCTCTCTTTGGGCGAGACTATTGTACAAAAAAAGAGCCATCCGTGCAAAACGTTCCGCATGGCCCCCGTAAAGAAAACGCTTCTTTACATAAGTCTCCGCTGACCTTATCGTGCACTCTATACCGGGAGCACAAATTATGCAATACACACCTAGGCGTAAAGCCACTCCATATTATCTGCTGAATCGATACTACAAGCCTGTCCTGAAAAAGCATTTGGCCATGATTTGGCTGCCGAGAGAATGGCTGCAATGCATGGGCGATAAAGAGCGCTATAGATTTCGATTCAACCCGAAGGCATTGACCATTGAGATCGCTGCACCCACAGAGGAGGAGATGGCGGCCTATGAAAAAGGGGAAGAAGACGCGTGGTTCATCACCCGAGACACCTCAGGATTTGCCGCCCCAGAAGAAGAAACCGGAGTGGGTGAAGTCTGACTTTGAGATTGCTGTTGCTAACACTGACAAGATACGCTATATCAGGGCAATCTTTCGGGATGGCCGTGAGGAGATCTTTGAAGTAGAGAGCGATAATCCTTTTGAGTGCATCTGTAGATACTTTGGTGTAGCCAGCAGCGATACAGTAAATCTCTATCGGATAGGATGGAATGACGCCCGATTCCCAGTCGGGCTTCGAGATGAGCTTAAGTTTAACCACTTTTTTAACAGGTTCGAGGTTAAAGATGCGCGCAGAATCGACGGCAGTCCCGCAGTGCAAAGACTCGGAAAAGATAGTTCTGGGCTGCCTGATGGGGGGGTATGACGCAAAAGGCGCGATAGACACACTCACCGAAGATGACTTTTACCACCTCGAGCACAAAGAGATCTTTGCTGCGGCTAAATCGCTGGCAGATGCAAACAGAGACATAGACTCGACAAGCCTATTTATCACTATCAAGAACCTGCGGGGCGGATGGAAGAGCCAGGATGAAGGCTCATATATCTTGAACCTGCTCACAAATATAGCTTCTGGAGTAGGTGTTGGTATTAATCTGCAGGACTACGTAGAGATCCTCAAAGAGTTTTCATGTCGACGTGCAATCGTGAAAGAGTGTCTGCAGAGTGCAACCACAGCGGCGGCCAGCAGTTGCCGAGTCAATGAGGTGCTCGAAGAGACGCAAAAACGGGTATGCAAAATAGTAAGTCCACAGTGCGAAAACTCAGTCACAGCCGACGAAATGTTTCTGGGGTACGCGGATGCTTTACGCGATGAGATCATTGATATACAAAATGATAGGGCGCGAGGCATCTTCAAGACAGGCTGGCTTGAACTTGATGGGCTCCTGGGTGGCTTCAAAAAGGGCAGCTTTATCGTCGTCGGCGCACGGCCAGCTATGGGTAAAACAGCGCTGGCACTGAATATCGCTACACACTTCAGTAAACGCGGTAATCATGTATTTTTTTATAGCTTAGAGATGCCTGTAGGCCAGATTAAAGACCGAATCATGTCGTCTGAGGCAGGAATCCCGGTAGAAAAGATATTCCGGCGTGAGGTTGATGATAACGATCTTATCCGCATGAAGTCGCGAGAGGCTGGCTTACGTACACTAGCGTTTGTGTGCAGCGATAAAAGCGGCTCGCAACTGCAGGACATAAAGAGTGGGGCTCGACGAGCTAAAGGCAAAAACAAGTTGGATATACTGATCGTGGACTACATCCAGCTGATCGCCACAGCGGATAAAGCAGAAAATCGCCAAGAGTTCATATCGACTGTGAGTCGCCAGCTCAAAATGCTAGCTGTAGAGCTGGATATCGTCGTCATAGGATTGAGTCAGCTAAGCCGCAAAGTCGAAGAACGACAAGATAAACGCCCGATGGCAAGCGACCTTAGAGAGTCGGGCTCTTTGGAGCAAGATGCTGATGCTGTTGTTATGCTCTATCGCGAAGAAGTCTACGATAAATTCAGCGCTCCAGGCCTTGCTCAGCTGATTGTCGTGAAAAACAGACACGGACGGACTGGGATTGCTCGTCTCGAGTTTGAGTCCGAATATGGGCGATTCAAGAACTTTCAACTAGGCGCGTGATCACTTTTTCTTCTTGCGGCTTTTACCGGCCTCATTTAAAGCTATAGCAATAGATTGCTTCTGAGGATAGCCTGAGTGTCGCAACTCAGAAATGTTCTCAGATACGACTTTCTGGGATTTACCTTTTTTTAACGGCATACAACCTCTTGGTTACAATGAGTACTGAAAAGTCTGTGAGAGTGAAGCTTTGTGGGGCGTGGAAGAGACAAGCGAAAGATGGGACCCCATATATTATGGGGAGCCTCAGCTACTCATCTAAAATCATGATATACCCAAACAAGTATAAAAAAAATGAGAAAGACCCAGACTATCATGTGAGTATCCTGCCAGATTCAAAGGATGTTAATGAGGTTGTGGCTCAAGATTTCCCGGATGTGCCGTTCTGAAGGTATACCTGTTGCATCATAAATGCGCATCTGTTAAATGTAAGACACCTCTATTAGCGCATGCCTAATACGCCGCGGGCTTCGGTTCGCGGCACTTTCACCTATCAATCCCAATAATCTCAATGATCAGCTTTTGCGGGCCTGTGATCTGATCATATTTCCACGATACGAGATCATGATCGTCTCGTACAGCTAGCTTCTTATCCGGCCATACAAAATCACTGATAGCATCACGCACCCATTTGAGGGCATACACGAAATTATCGTAGTCAAGCTTGCGTGGAGAGCTACGCGTGAGATGCACTTCAAGATGTATATCATTCGGGATTGGTCCGTACTGCGATGTCAGTAGATCAAGTGCCTCAGTCACTTGCCTCTTCTGCGCCTTGTGTCTCGCAGATGCTGCCCTCCAGTTGGAACTGGCGTTTTGCTCGCTGGAGATCTTCATAGGCACGTGTATAACGCTCGAGTAAATAATCTCGTGCATTGAGCAACCCCTTAGTTTGTATTTCCATGTACTCTAATTTGTCTTTGTCGAAATGCTTTTCTCCTCTAAGGTATGCTTTTAACTGATTATGCGTTGCTTTCATCAGGAAGCTGATATCACCATTACAGTATTCGACGTATTGTTTGAGGTTCATTTTGAAAGAATACCCTAGAGTTACACAGATTATTTCGCCTTATAGTGGGTACTCTAAAGTTCCACGTAATTATTTGGAAGCGGCTTGTGAACGTGGTACTGCAATACATAAAGCCTGTGAAGCGTATTTGCGCGGGGAAAAGTGTGATATTAAGACCGAGTGGGGTCATTACTTGATGAGCTTTGTTGTTTTCGCTCCTCTTATTACGAAAATACACACGACTGAAACGTCTTTACAGGATGATACGCTTAAATATCGCGGCACATACGATCTTTTGGCTGAAATACAGGGGTATTCTGGACTGACTTTGGTTGATTTTAAGACTAGCTACGCTCCGCAAAAGACGTGGCATCTACAGTTGTCAGCCTATAAAAATCTGATCGAGCTAACAGGGGTTGATGTATCGCACGTCTTAGTCCTCCACTTGCAGCGCAGTGGCGCCCCAGCAAAGGTTATTGAGTTTGAGAATATAAAGGAAAGTTTTGATGAATTTAGCACTCTCTGCCGATTGTGGCACAAATACCGCCCTGCAGAAGACTTCTCAGCAGCCCTCCTCTAGAGTAGCCTTCACACTGCCGTCGTCAGCAGAAATGGCGCTTATCGAAGGGCTCGCGGAGTATGCTGGAAAAGTCGGACACTACGAAAAGCTGATGCGCGGCGGTGGTAAAGCAGCGCTTCTACTGCTTATGCTCACGGCTCGCGAGTTAGATATCCCTCCTATGCAAGCCCTCAACGGGGGCCTAATGTGTATTGATGGGCGTATCGAAATGAGCACACATTTGATGAGCGCCAAGATTAGACAAGCGGGGCACCATCTGAGCGTCATCTTCGGCAAAGACGACACAATAGGTACCTTTTGTAAGGTCTCAGGCAAGCGCAAAGATACTGGGGATACTATGGAAGTCACTTATGGGCTAGCGCACGCTCAAGTGGCAGGATTGGCCAGTCGTGACATGTGGAAGAAGTATCCCAGGGAAATGTGCTATGCACGCGCTCTAGGTAGAATTGCCCGGATGTTGTTCGGGGACACTATCGGCGGTGCATACTGTCAGGGAGAGATCGATACAGCAGAGATCCACGCTCCGGAGGAAGATACACAAGAGCCTTGCGCAAAAGAGGAGCCTGCGTTAGAAACAGTAGTCATTGACCCGAAAAAGCTGGAACTTTTCCGTACAACTGCATGGATACAGAGCTTTGGAGGGGATCAAGAAGCTGCCGATAAGGCGAGAAGAACCGATCCGGAAAGCTTCTGGCGAGCGTATCAAAAATTTGGAGTCGAACAGTGACAAACCTTTTATTGCATGCAGTCTCTTTTGCGATGATGGCGGCTAATCTGCTGCACAGTATGTGGATTCTCGAAAGCGCGTCTGAGATTACAATGCACGTTGAGCATATCTCTCAAAAAATGAATTGGGAAGATCACTTTATATGGAAAAACCAAGCGCCACACTGGCACGGAAAATAGAGTCCGTTGTCTTGATAGTGCTAGGACTGCACTTCGCAACCCTGCTAGGGTTCTTGATGGCTAAAGGATGAGTCGGATTGACGCGAATCGAAGCCTGTGCTAAAGTGAAGACGCCCTAAGTTTGTTGGTGGTCCCCAGAGTCCTTACCTCTGGGGCTTTTTTTTACCCAACACATAGGGCTTCTTATATATGTAAAATCCAGAAAAACACAACACCAGCAAACATATGGAAACGGCAGACTATCAAAAAATAGCGCACTCACCGCGCACAATCCTTGAGTATGAGGGCGACTGGAAAGACTTTACTGAGTTCTGCGATGCAAATGCTCGTAAATCGATTCCAGCAGCCCCAGAAACGATCGCAGCATACATAGCGAGTAGAGCGCCACGTCATCGCGTATCGACGATTAAGAGGCGTCTGTGTGCGATTAAACACATGTTAGCAGTCAACGGCATCGAGTGCGATATGCGGGCTCCTGTAGTGCGCAATACTTTGCTTGGAGTACAACGCCATCACGGCTCAGAGCAAGACCAAAAGGACGCTATCACACCGCAAATGCTGCGCAACATCATTGCACAAATCGAGGGCAACTACGACAAAGTGCACAGAGACAGAGCGCTCATCTTAATGGCTTTTGCCGGAGCGTTCCGGCGATCTGAGATATGCAATCTGAAGCGCAGTCAGCTCAAGTTTGATGACCGTGGAGTCACGGTGCACTTGCCAAAGTCTAAGACAGACCAGCTTGGCAGAGGCAGGTATATAGGTGTCCCGTATATTCGCGACAAAAGCGTTTGCCCAGTGACAGCTCTGGAGGTATGGCTAAAGATAGGATGCATCGATGAAGATGACTATATATTTAGGTCGTTCGATTGCCGCGGAGAAATGGGGCAAAAGCCCATTAGTACCAATTCTTTTGTAGGGATCATCAAGACGCTTGTGCGCCGGCATTACATATCGACAGGACTTTCTAAGGGCGAGGCTGATGAGCTAGCGTCCAAGTACTCGGGACACAGCTTTAGAGCAGGTTTTGTTACAGCCGCGGCAGAAGGGGGGGCGCCTGATTGGCAGATCGCTATGCAGACAGGCCACAAGAGTATGGATATCCTTAAGAGATATATCAGAAAGCGATGCGTGTTCGCCAATAATCCAATGAGCAAAATCGAGTTGTAGCGAAAATACGACTGACTTATGATGGCGGCTCCAAAAAACAAAAGGGGTCGCCATGGCATCAAAACTAATGTTAGCAGTAGCAATTTTTACAACAGGGATCATCAGTTGCGGGGACATAGAGGTGGACACTGCAAGCGCGTTTCCCAGCGAGATGATGATTAGCGCCACAGTTAGCAAGATTCACTTCGAGGCCACATTCCCTGAGCAACCAGCGCACGAAATTTCCTTGACTCGCGAGCTATGGCAGACAATTGATGGCGATGGCGATGTTTATCGAGTTATCGTGATCAAAAGCGCCCCAAAGATGCCGCACACACGCAATCTCTACAGATACTTCCGTTGCCCAACACGCGACATTATATCGTGCCATCTCAAGGGAGCTAAAGGGGTTGTGTTATCAAAAGACGACCTAGCTGACCGCGTCTTTGTGGATAAGACATGGCAGTTTGACAAATTCTTGCTTGTGCTTGAATACGAATCACCAGAAATTAACGACTCTAAGGCTGTAAAATTTTTTAATAGCCTTAAGATAGTGAAAAAATAATCCCAGTGAGCCCTATATTAGGGCTCCTTTTCATGTTACTGTTAAGTTCCCAATTACTCCAAAAGCAGTCCACGTGGTATTTGCAACTGTGCAAACGAGAGCAATTGCATCAAATTGCATAAGCGCTGCTAAAGAGCCGCCAACTCCTGTCGTTGTTGATGTAGCTCCTAAATTTATAGCTTGCCCTGCAGCCTGACTAATCGACCACAAGCCAGCGCCTTTACCGACAACAAATACCATATCTCCCACTATAGATGTAGCAGGCAGCGACAGTGTCACAAGTCCAGCGTTGTTAGCGATATAGCCAAAGCCGGGCTCCATGGCCTGTGAAGTGCCTGTGACTTCGATCCATGTAAAACCGCCGCTACCACCTTCTGAGACCAGTACCCAGTAAGCAGTTCCTTGGCGGTTCGGCCGCGTAATTTTGTTGGCAAGAATAAATATGTTGCGCGTCAGCTTGTTGATCCATTGGTCGCCAATATCGAAGCCGTTGTAGTCTGTATCGGTAGGGTCGGTATTCTTGACTGTGATATTCGGAGGGTTTCCCTCCTTGACCCCGCTATACGCTAGCGGGGTTAGTCCTGGGATAATAGAGCTCATACTAACCCCAAAGCTTCTTTTTCTATCTGGTCGCGTTGTACACGATTTTTGTATTCGATGTGATTGACAACGAGATCGATAAATGAGTCTCTGTCAATCGGCACGCTTGCAACTTCTTTTGTTCGCTCGAAGCGAGAAAGCCATTCATCGCGCATCCGCTTGTAACACTGCTCGCACTTGTGTGAGATTATATACTCGAGGCGTCGCTTAATCTCAGCAACCGGATCCTCAAGGTCGTGTGCAAGCAATTTTAGGTCAGCTTCAGAGATGGTAAAAAGCTTCTCTTGGTCAAGATAGACGTCCATAATTTCCTCTTTTTTGATGTACAGCAGCTGGACATTAGCACACGAGGCAGCCACAAAATTGGTAGTAGTTGGTCGAGTTAAGTGTATCAGCGGTATCAGCGCCGATGCCGTTTAGCTGGATTGTGATCGTACAAGTGTCTGCCGCATCCATGTCAGCGAGCACACTTCGCGATATAGAGTACGTGTTATTTACACTTTGCACGCCAGTTGGCGAGCATAACCCAGCAAAATAGTTTCTATTACTGGTGTTGATATTTAGCTGGCTAAAAGTTGCTGTATCTACCTGCTGCATAGCAACGGAGGCACAGAGCAAATACTTTCCTGTCACAGGGGCTGTAAAAGTATACGTAGCTGGGTTGAAGTCTGAGTTTACATCATAGATTTCGTTGTCAAGAGTCAATGTAAAAACAGTATTGTTACCAGTCACATCTGCGTTAGAACCACTATGGTTAACCAAAAAAGCTGGCTGCTGAGGTTTAGTAATCTCACCGGCAGTTGTAGCTACCCACACTTGCGTACCGGAGTTTGGAGCTGCTGTTGCTGCGCCAGTAGTCCGAATTTGCAGTGGAGTAGTGGCTTGAGAGACACAGCCAATAGCCCAACTTGTGTTTGTGCCTACAGCAAACCGAGTAAAAGCGTTTCCTGATGATGTTCCAGCTGTTTGCGCCTCTAATATAGCTGTAGACGATGCTGTATTGGACGAGTTACTTGCCAATATCCGCTTCGAGTTACCGCTTGTAGCTGTAGTAAATGTAAAATCCCCGTCGCCTGTGACAGTAGAGCTGAATGAAGGCTGAGTTGTGCCTCCAATAAGCACCTGTCCTGTAGTTCCCAACCCTTGGTTGGTGCTATTTCCTGTCGCCATCAGAGCCTCCATCTTTTAGCGCTTGCCAAGCCATGTAGAATACAACTCCACACCCAAGGCATGCTATGAGTGAAAAAAAAACAGACGCCATAAAGTCATTCATTATGTCACCGTAAGGTTGCCTTGGGTTGAAAAAGCGGTCCACTCCAGATCTGCTGTAGTGCAAACGAGAGCTATGCTGTCACGCCTTTGTATAGCAGCTACACTACCTCCGACGCCAGCAGTACTTGATGTACTTCCAACATGGATTTGCTGTCCAGCTGCCTGGCTAATAGACCACAGACCTGCACCTTTGCCAACTACTTGGATCACATCGCCGACAGCTGATGTCGCCGGAAGTGAGAGCGTGACTAACCCAGCGTTATTTGCGATGTACCCATTGTTTACAGCTATGCCTTGTGATGTACCTGTAACCTCTGTCCAGGTGACACCGCCGCCGCTTGAATTTATAGTAATGCTGCCAGCACCGTTTGTAATGCTGACGCCTGTCCCTGCGGTGAGTGTGCCCACACGGATGTTTGGAGCTGCTGTAGCCCCAATTAGAAGTTCGCCGTCTGCTGTGACTTTAGCTGAGATGGGAGAACCACCACTAAAGTCAACGTTGTCAGCGTACATCACCTCGTTGTCAAATCCTGCCATAACCTACCTACGTGCTGAGAGTATAAAGTGCCGCAGTATTCCAGCTGACTGTAAGCCCAGCTGTTCCTGTGACACGAATTATGGCTGTATTGCCCGAGACTACAACGGTTGCGTCGCAAGCGGCCAATGCTGCCTCCTCATTGACAATCTTGTCGGGAGTGCCTACAAGCACAGCTGCAGCACCTGTTGTGCGCACAGTAGCAAAAAGGCTGTACCCGGCAGAAGCTGGAGTAGCAGCGTTAAACCCTGCGACACGAGCTTCCAGTGTGTAAGTGCCTGGAGTTGCGCCGAGAGAAAGTGTCACAAGATCTGCTGTCACTGCCCCCACAGTAGACCCAGTGCCTTGACAGCGGTTTGTGAGCTGTACTGTGACCGTATTGCCTGCTCCAGTAGTGCGTATCCCATCGTTGTCATTGGCTGTAGTATCATCGCCAAGAACGTTCAGGATGTTTGCTGCAGGGACAGCGCTTCCGCTGTCCGTGGTATAAGTAGTAGCCACCGATGGGCTGATCGATGCGCTGATAGCGGCTGCTTGAGACATCTAGCCTCCAACAACGTAAAAAGTTGTCAAATATACGAGGCCTGTGCCGGCAGTCCCTTTAACGTAGAATTGCGTCTCTTGACCTATTGAAAGCCCACTCAAGGGGTTTGTCGAGTTGGCAGACATGTCATAGACCGTGTAGCTGCCAGCTGGCAAAATGTCGTGGTCAGCCACGCCATTCCAAGATACAGTCACTAACACGTCACTATTGTTTGTGAACTTCGCCAGCACGATCGGGTGATCCGTAGCAGTCCCGAGAGCTTGATAACTTCCAGTAAATGTGGCGCTATCTATACTCCTTAGGGCTTCCGGGAGGATTCTTTTACCTAAAGCCATAAAACACCTCCTTATGCAACTAGGCAGCCACAGAAAAATGTTTCAAGAGCAGCACCGCCCTTGATGTCAGAGGTATCTCCAGCTTCACCCGAGACGGTAATCGTGAGCGTCGCCGTGTTTGTCGCAGACATAAGAGCTAAAACCGATATGTCTACGCTCTCGTCCTCAGCGCCTGCAGCCTTAGTGAAAGTCTTTGTGTATGTTGTCCCAGTTGTCACGATACTAATAACAAAAGTTGTTGCTACCGTGTTGCCAGTAACAGTGACCTGACCTCGCAAGTCATAGATGCCATCGACAGGTGCTGTGAAAACGCCTGCAGTCGTGAAATCGGATCCGCGGTCGTATACCTCAGTCAGAGCATCCGTGCCTATAGTATATGGAGTGCCGTTACCAGTTTTATTTGTTGCTGTGGCTGCTAGATATCCCAAGAATGATGGTTGAAGAGGCATTTGCACTTCGCCAGCAGGCTGAAGAACCAGTAGGTTATTTGTGCCAATAGCAGCTCCTTGAGAGACGACTAGCGGATCTGCCTGAGGAGATGCCACGCTATTGTCAATCCCCATCACATAGTGGCCAGCGCCGCTCACAAGAAAGTCTACGTAGGGATCTCCAGCTGAGGTGCCTCCTACAGCGACTTCGAAGCCAGCACGAGACGCCGCGCTTGTGTTGTCCGTGTTAGTAACTTCAATCGTGACGTCGCCTGCTGCTGCGCCTCGACTTTGGATAACTGAGCCTGTGCCTTTTGGAGTAAGGTTAACATTGATGTTGGCATCTGTCCCGGCAGCTGTTATAGTAGTGCCCGCGATGGAAAGCTGAGCGGCCGCGACGTTAGTTGTGTACGTTGTAGCAGCAACAGATGTTAGACCAGCCACAACCGCGTCAAGGTTGACAGTGACTGTGGATGCTGCTGCAGCCGTTGTGATGTTTGTACCGCCTGCAATTATGATATCACCAGCTGTGGGAGTTGCTGATCCGCTATCTCCCGATAATGAGTTAACGTCGCTTGTACCAGAAGCGGCAACCCAAATAGCTTGGTTATTCGTAACAGCAACTAGCGAGTATTCGACTTGCGAGACCTGGTTAATCCAGATAGTCCCAAGAGGATAATTCTTATCGCTAGTTGTTGGGGCTCTTTCGCTTTTTATCACAGTAGGTGGGTTTACAGCAGCTGTGCCTAAATAGGCTAACGGATTGTTTGTGGGGATGGTCATGTGGTCTCCTTATGAAATTTCCTAGATTCCTGTATAGCTTCTACGTATCTCTTGGCAAACTCATCCATGTCCTGGGCGAGTTCGCGTAAAAGCTGGTCTTTTTTGCTTCGGCTGTAGCGCTTAGGGCTCGCGTTCTGAATCTCAAAAGCCTGCTTGAATATTCTACTGATGGCTTTTCGTGCGTTTGCAGTCTTGTAGTAGCCTTTGTCGCGTAGCTCTTCAGCCTTTTTCGTCTCTCCACGTATCTCAGCAAGCTTAATGGTGGCGAGTTTCGCGTCCTCTTCGGCTGCCAAATCGTAAAATTTATTGAGGTACGAGGATCGCAGGTCAGCGCCTCGCGTATGGAACCGCTTGAGAAACTTGGCGCCGAACTCGGCAAGATCTTGCTGTGTATATGCCGGCACTTCAGAAGCGTAGACAAGCTCGTCAACGATAGGTGCCAAATCTTTGTAGATGCCGCCAAGAAGCATCTGAGCAGTTACGTCGATTGTAATTGGACTGAAATACCCTCCAAGAGCCCTGGAAGCAGCTTTTGCAATCTCAGGAGTGCTTGGCGTGTATTGCTCAGCAGCAGCAATTCTTGCCATGCCGCGCGGTATTGGGCTCCTCTTGCCGTAGATAAAGCTGAATGGATTAATCTCCTCACCAAACTTTTCAAGCAGTTCTTCAGCTACCTCAAAGAGGGTTTCTTCACCCTTCTCCGAGTCAATGTACTGCATAAAGCGCACAGGCATTGTTGTGCCTACATACCCGACCAACCATGGTTTTGGGATAAGCCAGAGGTCACTTTTCTGATCCTCCCACAACCCGAACCACGGACGGACAATTATGTTTTCATCTTTAACGTACTGCGGAAGTCTTTTGTATCGCTCGTCGTCCCTGACGTTCATGTAGGCCATGATTGACGGGATCGTAATGTTGGCCACGATATTGGTCAGAAAGGCTGGATTGTTCTTAATCTGTCTCGCAATTGTGTCGACGTCCTGGATGGATGTGTTGAAGACGGGGATCGCACTATTCAAAGCTCTGATCAGGGCGAAGCTACCAGAGCGCTGAAAGTTGAGTGTTCGTTTTTCAACGGCTGCTTTCGCTTTTGCAATGCGCTGCTCTTTAGGGAGTCCATTGTACTCGGGGTTTTTCAGTTCGAGTTTTAGCGACGTAAGCTTCTGAGCGTTGCTTAATGTGCGGTCAATATACTCGAGGGCTCTGTATGGGGCTGTCAGCGTGTTGATGGCACGGCTTGCGATGCTCTTGTTTTGCGATCTTTTTGCATCGAAAACGTCCATGGCTATGGATGCAAAGTCTTGCGAAGAGAGAGCTCTGTAATCATGGGTATATAGCCCGCTCTTCATATAGTCGTGCCAAATAGGAGAAGACTTTTTCACACTCTCGAATATGCTTTGGGGAAGCGATGCTAGATATTGCCACGACCCGAGGAGACTTTTTTGCGAGACGGCGTTTACGATCATATCCTTGGCTTGGATGACTGGCATGCCAATGACGCTGAGGGTAAAGTTTGCCTTGGAGACCTTTGACTTCACCCATCGTATTGGGCCATCAAGCACACCGAGAGCAGACTTCGGGCGCCTAAGGAGCTGAGCTATACTTGGGTCAACGTTGTCGATCTTGTATTTCTTGCCGCCCTTGTAGAAGTAGAGCGTCTCTTTGCCATCAGTAAAAGCCTCAGGGCTGTATATCGACTCTGTCTCTCTCAGGTTTTTAGCAAGCGCACGGTTCTCTTTAGCGACGGTATTTGCTAGAGAAGAATCAGCTGGGACTTCAACGGCCTTGTATCCCAGCTTCATGTATTCATCAGCTATGGCCGTGGCAAGTCTATTGCGTTCAGCTTGCTTTACCGTCAAATCGTAGTTCTTTAAGGTAGTTACAAGAGGGTCGACAATTTTTCTTAGCGAGTCCCCAGCTCTCTTAAGGTATCCAGGGCTAGTAGTAGACTCTCCTTGGCCAACTGCAAGCTCTCCTTCTTCAAAGACGCGCTCAAGAGGAGCGTATGCTTTGTGGAGCTCTTTCATGGCAGCGATGCCTTCTTCGGATAATATGCCGGCATTTTTTGCGATCGAAAGCATCTCATCATTTAACTTGGAGATCTCATCGAGCACGCCTTTGTACTGAGTTGTGTACTTGCGCTGCATCGCCTCGGCAACATCAGTAGGTATCGGGTTTTTCATGCCGAGGTTCTGGCGATCAATAGATGCACGAGAAGCCAATAATAGACTGAGAGTCTCGTTTGAGTAGTCTTCTGGAGCGACTTTCTCTATAGCTTCTTGTAGCCCAATGTCGCCTGTTGACTCTTTTGTTGACGGATCAAAGGTTCCATGCTTCATCCGGTATTCTGTCAACGCTGATGCTCGCTGAGAGTCGTAGTACATGGACTGGAGATCGACATCGGACTTCGTCGCTTGAGTAAGCTTCTTGAGCTGATGTGCGCTATCGAAGATGCCGCGGTACAATTTTTCACGAGCATTGCGTGTCATCTCTTTTAGACGTGTAAGTCTTGGAGACTCCTTCTCAGCGGCAACCTCCACATGCATCTTAGCGATTTCTTCGATAGGCAGTTGCTTGAGAGCTTCTGGAAGCGGAACGCGTATGATTCTTCTTTTTTGCGATTTTTTGATCGGTCCGCCAGTGAGCTCACCTTCGTAATAATCTAGGACATTGCGCTCTTCAGCTATCTTTAAGCGCTGCCTTTGCTTAGATTGCCTTCTGGTCCTTTCGCGCAATATTTTTCTAAAAGATCTGAGTTCAACCTTCCTGAGCTTCGCTTGCTCTCTTTCTTGCGAATATCGGAGAAGATTATTTTCTGCTTCTTTCAGAAGCTTTCTCTGCTCTTTGAGCTCTTTTTGTAAAATCTGTTGTTTATTTCTTGGACTTTTTTTCAGCTGCTCTTCTAAAGACTTTATCTGGCTAGATATTAGTTTTACGTCTGACGCTGCTTGTCTACGTTTTTCCTTGAATTTTGCTGATATCCTTTCCGCTTCATCTACAAGGGACGTTTCTTTTTTTTCTTCGAGTGTGGATGCTTTTTTGAACAGCTTGCTTGATTCAGACTCTTCTTTTAGTTTTATAGATTTAGCTCTTTTATTTATTATTTTTTCAGCATTCTCGTGTGAATACTGCTTTAATTTTTTGTTTAGTTTTTTCAACAGCCTGTCGTTTTTGTCTATCTTGTTGATAGTCTCTGTTGTAGTTTTTTTTCTTAATTCTTTTCTGCTAAGATTTAGCTTATTCTGTTCTTCTTCTAATATCTTTATTTGATTTTCTATATTTTCTCTTTTTTCAGTAAACAATGCTCTTATTTCTTCGTCAGTTTTTCCTCTTTTAGTTTTTTCAATCTCATTAACGGACTTCTGAACTAAGACTTTTTGTTCGCGCTTTAATTCATCTTCTATCTTTTTTGTTGCTTTTTCAATTTCAGAGAATTCGTTATTCTCAGAAAATTGCCTGATTTTTGATTCGTGTATTTTTTTTTCTTTATTTAGTTTTTTTATTTCTCTGCTTGCATCTTTTTTTTCAGATGGTGTTAGATTTTTTATGTTACTCTTTATATCTTTTATCTTTTTGTCAATTGACTCTATTTTTGATTCAGCTTGCTCTCTTTCGGCTTGGAATTTTTTAGATATCGCAGAAGACTCTTTTTCAATCACCTTTTCATGCTTTTGCGACACTTCGCCGGGGTCTACATCAATATTTTCTTTCAATTTATTTAGCACTTGGTCAAAGCGACTGCTATTTATATCCCCTGACATCAAAGCTTGTTGTTGCTCTGGCGTAAGCTCTGCATACGCTTTTTTGACAGCAGCACGCCCACCATCTGACTTAAGCAAGCCTGCAATCTTGTGTGCTCCCTTTAGCGTTGCTATCTGCGCGATTACAACAAGCGCCTCGCCAGGAGTAGGTAGTTCGCCCGTTTTTGCGACATGAGCTCCAGTAAGTACGGCACCTTCGCCGGCCACAGCGGCAGCCTTAGCGGCTTTTCCAGTCAAACCAGTTGCTTTTACGAGAGGGCCTAGAGTCCCTAAAGCTCCACCAATCGCAGCTTCCACACCAACATTTTTAGCAGCTTCTGTTACTTCACCAACAAACTCACCCCAGTCTTTTGGGCCACCACTTTCCTGGTATGTGCGAAAGGCCTTACGAATCTCTTTGAGCGATTGAGATGCGCCCATAGCAGCTGCACTTGCCCCAATCGGACCTGTAGGTGCTGCAAGTGCTGACGTCGCGCCAAGAAGAGGTAAATCACTAGCTAGTTCGGCCGTCCCTTCGACAAAAGACTTAGCGCTGCTTTTGGGGGCAAAAGCTTCTTCCATCTCAATCTCAGACTGCGACGGGCCTCCAGGGATAAGCGTGCCAAGAGCTCCTTTGCGGAAGCCTCGCATGATCTGCGTCCCGTATCCTTCTTTGTCTGCTCTTTGGCTGTAGATTGCCTGGTTCATCTGGCTTTGGATAGGCGTCATCTCTCCTACAGATACTTGAGGAGATGCTACAAGTAAATCCTCTACGATGTCGCTTGAGTAGTCTCCGCGTGATTTCCGAGCTTGTATATCGGCAGCAAGATGAGGATAAGCAAACTCAATCTCCTTTAAGATCTGCACATACGATTTACCTGAGTCTATATCGCTCGCTATCCTCTCAGCCAATTTCATAGTTAACCTCCCGCTGCACGCAGCACAGATTGATTGCTCAGCTTGTCATAAAGGCTATCTTGACCGCCAACCGAGCCTACTGCCCGTGGAGACATTGGGGGTTGCACCTGTGGAGGAGCTATTGACTCTTGGAGTTGTTGCACATTCTGCTTCTTGGGCTTAAGTGAGTCATATATAGGGCGCCAAGCCTGAGAGGCTTCAGCTAGTTTTCCCTCTTCTTCCTCGCGGTCACTAATAAGTTTTTTCTTTAATGTTGGGGTAGTATCTGGGTGAACTATTGCTCGATCTAATGCCCTGATACGGTCTTTGAATGGCTTTTCAAGCTCAGACTTAAACTTGCTTCGATCACGCGCTTCTCTGTCGTATTCTTGCGACGCTAAACGCAGTTCGTCTTTATCTGCTCCCAACTTCTTTAGGACTGACAGGTAGGCCGTTTTGTCATACTGATCGGGATCAGGATTGGACATCAACTCCTGGATGTCTTGCTCACTCCGTTGAGCGCCGCCACTAGCTGCTTGCTGCGCTTTGATTGCCATAGCGTCGCGCTGTTGCGTGAGTGACTGGTTAGCTTCAATAGACGAGATCAGCTGAGCTGTCTTCAAGTATTCATTCTTATAGCGCTCAGGAACAGGTAGCTGCATCACAGTTCTGGCAATAGACGCTGGGTCTAAGCGGCCTTCTTGCTCAGCTACACGTTGGAGCTCTTTATCGATCACGCTGCGATATTGACGATCGCGCTGCTCGTCGAAGTAAGTTGATATAGACTCTTGTAGCCCTTGGCCAAATCCGGTCGCAGCACTGCCGATCACTGACTCGAAGAGGCCTCCAAGGAAAGATTTATTCTGGGGGAACCCGACCATATGGCCTCCTAAAATATTGCGTTTGCAGCTCTTTTGCCACCTTCACGCGAAACTTCTTCGACAAAAGGCTTAAGTATTGAGCCTGTGTAGTTTGTCTGCTGAGGCATATTTGGACTTGGAGTAAAGCTAAAACCACTACCTGGGGCGTGGTATTGATAAGGGTTCAAGTTAAGTAGGAAGCGTAATTGGTTGATAGTGTTTGACTCGTCTGTCTGACGTGTAGTCAAGTTTCGATCGAGTCTTGTGCCACGAGTATCTTCAAGGAATCGTGATGCTCCAAGTCCTGTTTCAACCGTTTGTCGATTGAGTGCACGTCTACTAAGTTCTTGATCGCCGTATCGTAATCCGAGCTCAGCTCCGTATGCATCAACTTCAGCCTGTTTAGCCAGTAGCGCTTTATCAAGCTCAGACTTAGATCTTACGACAGCATCACCATATGCTCCGGATTCGATATCTCCGGCGAATGCGCTTTTGATATCTGGAAGTATGTTTTCAATATAATTTTTATTAATATCTTGCTCCATCTGCTTCCAGAGATTTTTTGCTATATCTTTCCCATATTCAGGCAGGGCACCGGTATCGACCTTTGTCCCAGCCAGTTCAGCAGCTTTTTCAACGGAAGCAAATTTAGGATCCAGTTTTGCAGCAGCTTTTGCATCCGCCTGTGCTTGCTTCCCAGGCGTACTTTGGTATAGACCTTTGCGCTCCATGCGCTTGAAAGCTCGAGATAATTCTCTGTCATAGATCTTTTGGCCACGCTCAGTAAGGTTAGGTAGTTTTTGAAGATTATTAGATTGCTGCTGAACGGTAAGTTTTCGCTCTATGTTTTTTAGAATACTTTTCTTTGAGCTGCCAAAACTTCCAATGCCACCTGCACTGGCTGCACGGTCTAAATCTGCAGCAAATTTGTGCTGCTTGCTTTTTCCCCATTTTTTAAACTCGTCAAGCGTCACACCTCCATAGCGTGCATCAAGTTTTTGAACTCGACGCATAGCCTTATCGCTAAGCTTCCTGTTTCTCCAATCAGCCCATAGTGCGCCAAGAGTAAGTGCCGCCGCTGCCGCTTCTAGTACTACCATAAAATCTCCTCATGTCCAGCCGCTGTACATCAAGCGACGATATATTCAAGAACGACGATCGCGCTCCAGGTATTGTACGTGGCGGTATTTGCAATAATGTTAACGTTTGTCCCATCAACGGTGATGGCGACATCGTCGGGAAATGCCTGCGGTATCGGGACGTAAACAGGCGCGCCAGCGTTGTTGTTGAATAGTGTTCCGTAGACGCGCGTCACTAGATATGAGCCCATGCTAGCTATGCCATGAGCGATGTTCGTTGTTCCTGCAGCGGCAATTCCTGTAGATAAAACTAGCTTCCTCAGCCCAGATCTAAGCTCTGTAGGCTCTGTGGTGTTTGGGAAAAACAACTGACCGCTAGATGTTTCCACGTCATAGTATTGAGCTATCTCACGCTGGTTTATGGCTATAGCTAGCAGAGTGATGACTTGATTAAGGCGCTGCGTAAAGTCTGGAGACTCTGAGTCGACCCAGGTGTTAGCAAGTATTGTAAAGACGGATTCATAGGGAGCTGTCATGTGACCCACCGTTGCGAAGGTTTTAGCCACATATTGAGCGCGTGGATAGCCATCTGTTGTGCATCGTTGGCAATGACTTGCATCTGGGCATTGCTTAGATACATGCGGAGGGCGAAAAATTGGCCCTGGCTGTTGAAGTAAGCCCTGACCCAGATACGTTCAGGAGTCGGCGATGCGCTGGATTGACATGACACAACCTGCGTTTCTAACGGCAACGTGTAGACTTCGTTATCGTAAAAATCGACGCTGAAGTCGGCTTGTCCAGATTTAGCATCAACGAGGAAGTCGACGTATCCCAGACGAGTCTGCATGCCGCGATCCATAAAGATCGGGAAGCGCTTGGTCTCCACCATGAAATTGTCGAGCAGAGCTATCTGACCGCCGTAAGTATAAGTGCCGGTTGCCGCAAACACGATGCCATTCCTAGCTACGGTAATCGTCGTGTTAGATGGCGTGCTATATACTTGCCAGGCTTCCGTAGTGGTGTTGAGATCTGTCATATCTCCAGTGCCAACAACACCAGTAATGCGAATCCACTGACCGATTTCCAGGTTGTGCTGCGGGATGGTGATGACGGCTGGGTTGGCAGTAGTTATGCCAGTGATCGACAGTGAGTAATCATTAAGTGTAGAGAACGTGTTCAGGCCGTTTTCCAGGTAGTGCACATAGCCATGCTGGTTGCCACCAATGACAAAAGGGAACTCACTTTGCCCGCTCGGGTTACCCCAGTTAATGTTGTAGGATGACCAAGATTGTGTGGCTGAGCTCCAAAGCAGGTCGTTTATTCGGTAGTAAGTTCCGAGGGCTGTCCACTGCGTATCGAATATAGCCCAGCTTTTTTCCTTATAGTTGTACACAAGCATGCGATTGGGAAACGTCTTGTCACCTTCGTCATTGACAAACGTCCAATAGCAGAGCTCGGAGTAGAAGTCTCGCGCGCCTTGAACTCGCAGGTTCCCGTTGTTCCCGTTGTGGAAGTTGAACACTTCTGTAGGAATTATCTCGTCGATGCGCTCAGTGTTGACGCCATCAGTGATTGTGACACCCGCGAAAGACACGGAGAGAGAAGAACGGTCAAGAGAGATCAGACTATCTGGAGACTCGCATCCGAATTCATCTTCGATCTGCTGTGCAATGAAAGGGCGAAGGCTATCACCCGTAAACACAATTCGGTAGCGTGAACGTTCACAGTATACAATAAGGTCATCTTTGACGATCTCAACAGCTGTTATCGTATCTTCGCTCGATAAAGTAAGAAAACTTCCTCTTTTAGGAACATCCTGTCTCCAAGCAGATGCGTCAACCTGCTGCCCTGCTGGCACTGGGGCTGCGTAGAATGGCGTTCCGATTTGCGACCACCGTATACGGTTCCCAAAATTCCGCCTTCCAGCGTAGTTTGCGCCCTCCCAGGTATTAAAAAACAGCAATCGGCTCTTGTATTGCAGTACAAACCTAGCGCCAAGTAAAAAATTTGTGGCGCTTATCGGAGGACAAAAGTTTACCCAACCATATGTCGGGCTATTGCCAGCACTACCTGTAGTTGAGTCTGCGTACCATCGGATGCCATCCCCAGACCCAGCAGTAGTACTTACTGGCAGAGGTTGGTACCCAGGGACAAAGTTTGTTACCCAAAAAGCGCCGCTCCAGTTAGTGGTTCTGAAGAAGTCCGAGTTCGATCCAGACCAAGTTACCGTATCGCTTGCGCCACCCGTCGTGATGTAATCCACGTAATTCCAGAGCTGCTCATAGCGGAATGTAGACTCATTGTATCGATACGCGTACAACGTGTCGAAGCCTGCGCTTTTGTCGAAGATCTCTGAAGATGTCTCAAACTCCTTAAGCCCCATGCACGGGGACGTAGTATCGACAACCGCTTGCCATGAAGAGATAATGTAGGGAGATGCTGGGACTGCACCAGTGAAAGTCCCTGTGACTGTAAAAGTAGCGTAATCCACTGTACCCGCTATCCCAGCCCCAACAGTGACGACAAAATTTCCTGCACCATCATCCTGGAAAGTTGTGACGCTGTCAGTAAGTGTAGCCGTCCCACGCTCAAATGCCGGCAGAACGATACTAAATGCGTCTGGGGCCCCTGCTCGTATACGTTCACGCCTACTTCTAAAGCCTAGACGCCCTAGCAGTGTAGTGCCACCCTTCTTCAGTATTCTACCACGAAACAAGTACGCGTTTTCAAGTAAAGGGTATGCATCATCCGGCAGCAAGAATGGCACAACATCGCGCTCTAAGCCGATTCTTGGGTTCGCGATCAGGTATGGCGTGTACTGATTGGGTTGCATGACGACCTATGTTTGATACGGTGTGCCAAAATACTGCCATTTCCCAGTCCTAGCAGAGCCATGGTCGCGGTTTAGCTGAAGAAAGGTTGTAGAGCCCAACAGGTTTATCCAGGAAGTTGAGTTGCCAGCAGTTGCGTTCCGTCCGGAATAGGTGGTCTGTACGTTCACGTTTGTGCCATCCCAGGTAAACGTGCCTTGAATCCCAAGCGTCACGTTAACCAGGTCGTACATCATGAAGTGGCCAAAGATGGGAGGCTCTCCAGTGAAGTCAATGAGGTTTACAACCCCTGTGCCTCCAGCAATAGCTACAGAGCCACGCTTACCATATGGGAGGTAATAAATGGCCCCAGAGTTGCGTATCTGTGGAATGTCTTGCGAGTTGCTTTGAGCGCAGTAGAGGGCCATACGCATGTTAGTGCCAAGAGCTGGATTCACCCCTTGAGCAGGCATTTGGATGACGTTGTGTCTACCATCATTCGCACTAGTAGCATCAGCAAAGATGTGGTCAACTTTCATCTTTGTCTCAATGTAATCCCAGTTTGCTTGAAACTGTGGGGGAGAGCCTGAGATGCTCTGCGAATTTTGTGGGAAAGCTTTGTCCCAAGCCATGAATTCTCCTATGTCCAGCAGCTGGACATTTAGATATACGGATAGAAATTACCGAATGGATACGAGTTCTGCTCGCTGTAAATGGTCGCTACACGTTGATTTCGGAGCTGATTTATCGTCCTACGGTTCACCAGCATAAGTTGTTCGTCGTACAGTCCACGGAAGTTGTTAAGCTGATCGAAGTCTGCATAGTCGGCGAAAATCTTCAGTGCAGCGCCGTATGCAAGCAGTTGCCCCCATTCAGCGAGCTCCGGCACGTCAGCGCCATTGATGAGTGATGTTGGAACTCGGTAGCCGGTCATCTGGATCTCGTAGGATTTATCTGGGACTGGTCGCAAAAAGATCTGAGACTGGAACATAAGCAAGCTGCGCGGACGTGAGGCAACATAGGGGATATATTCTGCGTTGATAGCTGTGCCAGCAGGGACGTTAGTGGCAAACTGGACACTGAAAGCGCCTGTAGCATAGTTAATCGTGCCTGCTAAAGCCGCTCCAGTGACAGCATCAAAGAAGCCGCCAGCTCCATCATCGCACGCGATAACAGCTGCGCTGTCTGAGATGTTGGCAGTAATCAATATGTTGCGTATACTGAATTGCTCTTGTTCTGGATTTACACTGCGAAGGAAGGGTGTAGCCGTGAAGGTCCCAGTATAAGGGCCAGTGCCGCCGTTGCCGGTTGAGACTTGCTGGATATAGTTGATTTTCGGCCAGGCACGGTAAAAAACTTCGGGCTCCTGGAACCAAGCCATCGGCTCTCCGGAGGCATACGCAGGTGGTTCAAAAGTCATCCAAGTATTTAGAGGAAGGGCGTAGACCTCGATATTTGGTTGAGTCTCGAACCGATAAGTGTCCTTCAAGCGTAGCGTCCGGAGAGATTCTGGGAGGTCATATAGGTAGTACGTGTTGATATAGTCGTCTATAGTAGCGTCGGTCATCTGATTCGTTGAGGTGCGAGCCGTCACACGCCGCACTTTCTCGCGGATGCCAGCCAGCGTGTTTGGGATCGCCATCTTTAGACTCCGCTATAAATAAAGCTAAACCGATGATCAACTCGCTTTGTGCGCTTATCACAGCTCCCATCGGCATTTAGTAATTGACTGTATTCATACTCAGGAATACCACAATTTTCATTTAAATGTTTGGCTACCATAATAGGAATTTCATATTCTTCTCCGTCGCGCATTAAGTACCATTTAACAGCGTCCCCGCGCCATTTGCGAAATGGGAACTTGACTGTTCCGCCCTTGCACTCATTATTGACAAATTTTCCCTTGACGAGGCGATGATCTGCTTCGCGCTGCTTTGCCTGCTCTGGAGACAGCTGCTGCGTATCGTCGCCCATGCGACCACCAATTAACCCTTTAGCCATTCTTTCACCTTAGTTGAAGAGAGCGCCCCGAAGGGCGCCGATTATTATGACGCTGTATATCGATCCGCCTTCTCAGCAACCCAGAAAGTCAACGCTGAGTTAGTCTGCAGCGCTGCCCCGATTATCATCCCACGCGTGCCGATGTTGGTTTCAGCAGCTGTGAGGATGGAGTTGCTTTCACCGACTGGATGGACTTCGGCATAGCTAAGCGGGACAGCAGTAGCTGCTGGCCATGCAAAAGCTGTAAAAGCAGCCGAGTTAATGTCAGTGGTGATCGTGGTCGTCGTGACCGACGCGATCGTAGCCAGAAGGCCATCGATTTGCGTCATACCAAAAACAGAGGGACACTTTACGCGGATCTTTTGTCCAGCAACATAACCGTGAGCCGTTGACGTGGTGATTACAGCCGGGTTGGCAGCAGTAATCCCAGTGACGTAGGCTTTTTGCGGATAGAAGTCGCTGAGCTTAAAGAGCTTCTGGGCTGAAGCCCCTGTCTCAACAGCTGGAAATCCTGCTGTGGTGGTGTCAAGAGGAATCGAGAAAGTGTTGTCCGTCAACTTCGTGATCGTCCATTCAAGACCAGCAATTTGGTCCATCACAACGTTATTGTAGATGCGGACAATATCACCTGTGGCATATCCATGCGAAGCAAGCGTTACGACAGCAGGGTTTGCCTGACTGATACCAGTGATTGCTTGTACAGCGTAGGTCGGCGGGTTGCTGTAGCTGTATGGGACAAAACCACCTGAAGAAACAAATTTATGCTCGTCAGTAGCAGCTCCACCAGTATTTTTTACGGCCAAAGCTTTGTCAGAAGCCATACCACGGAACCAATGAGCTTCTTTAACTATACCAGGGTTAGCAGTGGAGTTATTCCAGACACTACCAGAACTATCGCCCTGGACATATATATGAAAAGCATCGTAGTCGCTTATAATATCAGAGATATTAACATCAACTTTAGTTGCTGCAGATGTAAAAGAACCTGATTGTATAATAGCCATAATGATCTCCTAGATTAATTAGCGCGAGTTGTGCGCAGGTTAATAATCCAAGAGTCATTAGTTATAATTTGCGCATTAGCAAACTTATAACCAGCCGACTGCCGGAGCAGTAATGGGTCGTCACCATAGCCAAGAGGCCTATAAATAAAGCTGGCCGAGGCTTCGTCAAGCTCTATGCATGAAAATGCCTCCATGCCGGTGATAAAGCAATTATAGACGGTTTGCCCAAGAAAGCTGCTTGTAGGTACCTGAGAACCCAAACTGCTGACCATAAATCGAACGTTTGAGACAGAGCCCCATTCTGCGCTTAAAATGTTCATTTGGCTTGGATATTGAGCAACCGAAATAAACCCAGTTACTTGTTCCAAGTCTGTAATCAAGTCTGTATGGCACATTGCCATGTAGGCTTGTCTTACAGGGCCGGTCCCGAATTTCAGGTCGCCTTCGATATTATCCATTACTAGTTTAGCATTCGCAGTTTTGAGAGTGCGAATTACAGTATCAATATCTGTTCTAGTAATTTCTGTTGGGTTATCCCCGTCAGTACCTCCAACACAGTTAATGAAAGCAGCAGTAGCTGCAAGCATGTTACGTGTTAGTTCGTCTTCTGTTTCACGCAGAGACTGCGCTAATAATGAAGCAGTTTCGTTTAGTACCGTTCTGTTACTTTCAGCTTTCGCTTACTGACCCATTGCTGGGCGGGGTTCCCACTTCGGAGATCCCTCACGACCTTCATATATACGTCGTGGTCAGACTATCGCATCCTCAAAATGAGGTCTTCTCACTTAGTCGTTTACGCTGGTAATTTTTTCTCACCTTGCGCCATGTTAACCCCCGCTTACGCAGCCAGGCACTCCATGTCAATCAGAGAAGATTTATAGACCCCATACATTTTAGGGTCTTCGTTAATTAACGTAACTTGATCCGTAATAAGTACATAAGAACCATACCAGTTACAATCTGTTACTTCAGCTTTCGCTTACTGACCTATTGCTAGGCGGGGGCTTTCTCTACTTACCCCTCACGACATTTCTGCCGTGTTCAGAGCACCGCATCTCAGACGTCTGTATTACACCAGCAATACTTGTCGTCTAAGTCATCTCGCTTGCTACGTTCAGGCTGCACACAGATTTCGACATCTACAAGATTCTCCAAAGTCAAGTTCATCCCCTTGAGATAGAAGATGATGTCTTTGCCAGCTTTTCTTGCGACTAACACTGTGTCGTAATCCATTGCTTGCCCCTTGTTGTCCGTCCGCTGGTTATGCGGCGAGGAGTTCCAAGTCAATAAGAGATGATTTAACGACGGCAAACTCTACCGTCGCGTCGATATCAATCGCGCTTAAGGTCTGTGGTGGGGGGTTAATACCGCTTGGGCCAAGTGGCACGGTGGCTGTCAACAAATTGTTGTAGCGCCGCATACGAAGCGTTCGGCCTGAGCGGCTTGGAAGAGGCTTCTTCATAGCAAAGAGCTTATGGATCAAGTCTGGCATCGGTCGTGACAGCAACTTCATGTCGAAGCGCTGCTGGACCGGTGCTGGCAGACTTGTTGTGGTAGTAATACTCATCGATAATCCGATTGTTACCGATGATGACC